GGATTCCCGTAGTGGCTGCTTCACCCGCGCCCCTACCTACAGCCACATTGTAAGCATTGGTAGATGTCGTAAAGTTTTGTGCTTTTAGGGCTGCTGAACCAATTGCTACGGAATAATTGCCTAGCGTTTCTCCACCCAAAGCATGTTTGCCTATTGCAACATTTTCATCGCCCTCTGTTAAAGCATCTGCTGCTAGTGCGCCAAGAAGCGTATTGCTATGGCCTGTAGTTACCGACTGCCCTGTGATGTAACCCACAGCGACATTGTTCCCATCACCACCAGCATTGAGGGCTTTAAGCGCCCTGTAGCCAACAGCTACATTATTCCCATCAGCATCTTCAGTGCTTAACGCCTCAAAACCGATGGCTACGTTGTTATCACCCGTGGTCAGAGCAGTGCCCGCTTCGTCGCCCACGACCACATTGTAGTTGCCGCCAGAAGTGATGCTGTTGCCTGCGTTGACACCTACTCGGACATTGGATGTGCCTGCGGATGCGGTGATGATGTCTGCACCGTCTGCAAAGGTTACGTCTGCTGCAAAGTTTACAGCGCCGTCTACGTCTACAGCGTCAAGGTTGGTTGTGCCATCTACATCCAAGTCGCCTGATACAAAAAACGATGGGACAGATAGATCAGTAAACGCATCGACCATCGCAGCGCCTGATCCAGCACCATCACTGTAAATTGCTTTGGTCTGACCATTTAGAATGGTTATGCTCGCGCCAGAACCTTGGCTGATAATGATGCTCTGTGATCCGCTCGTTGCGTTCTCAATGAACCACAGCTTAGAAACGGTGTTCGGCCCTATAGTGATGGTGCAAGTGCTATCAAGAGTGCCAGTATATTTGAGGAAGAGACTGCGGCCCGGATCAGTAGAACCATCAGCGATAGTAGTAGTATGAGTATCAGCATTAGTCGTAATAGCTTCCGTGCCAAAGCTGAATGCCTCTGCAATTAATTCGAGGTTAGTATTTGTACTGGTGCCCCACGAACCTGATTCGTCACCAGTGGCGATCTCTTTTAGGCGCAGATCGTTAACATACGTTGCCATTTATCTTCTCCGACGTTTAGCAGCGGGCTTTTTCATAGAGGCCACATGCTTTTTCAATGTTTCAGCTTGCTTCTTGTGAGTCTTAGAGGCTTTCTCTAAACCCTTAATAACCTTTTTGACCTTCCGTACCATCAGGCTACCTCTTCCCAGCTAGGCGTTTGGCTGTCTGTTACAGCAGTCCAACTTGGTGTTTGGCTTGTAGATATAGTCGAGTAGTTTGGTGTTTGACTATCATCTACTAAGCCCCATACGTTAACAATGTTTACTATACCTGTTGCAGATACTCCCGTAACACCAATAACGGCGTCAGCAACTGTTACACCCCCAGCCGCTCCAGTGCCTTCAACACCCGTTGGGACAATCGTCTGCCCCAGAGCGATACTGACTGTGGTGACCGCTCCAGTGCCTGCAACACCCGTGGGCGATACATTTGCACCCGCTGTCGGCGTAACTGACCCAATCGCTCCCGTACCTGCGACACCCGTTGGAGATACACTAGCCCCTGCCGAGACTGTAGTTGTCGTAACCGCGCCGGTACCTGCAACACCCGTAACGGATATGATGTTGCTCGTAACGAGTGATATGCTGCCGAGAGCAGAAGTTCCAGCAACGCCCGTAACGGATACATTTGCATCCGCTGAAATTGTGACCGACCCGACTGCCCCTGTTGCAGAAACACCTGTGACAGAAACATTTGCATCTGCTGAGACGGTGACTGTTGTGACTGCGCCAGTGCCTGCAACACCCGTAACGGTAACTGGGATAGAGCCTTCGCCCCACCCAAGGTCGCCCCAAGCACCGCGTCCCCAACCATTAACAACCGCCACATATTACTCGCTATGCGATGCGGATGATCGCGTTAGACGCATCTGCTGTCGGGAACTGAATCGTAAAATCACCCGCAGTTGAGGTCTTATCGCCACCAAAAGCTAACGTACAAACAGCTTTATCTGATTGTGTGTCGTTGTATATAAGCGCACCGTTTGCAGTAATCGTGCTCGAACTGAAAGTAAGATCGGCAAAGTCGCACAAAGCTGTTGTCCCACTAGCAACCGGAGTAACGCTGGTTAGCGCCGCACCTGCCGCCGTATATCCAGTGCCGGACACTTCATTAGATGTAGTGTAAGCAGTGGTGCTTGCGCCCAAAGAAGCCGAACTTGTGTACAAAGCTAGCTTGAACGTATTGCCAGAAGTGGCAGTAAAGTTGTGCGTACCAACAAGAATTTCTTGTTTGAAGGATGTGCACATAGCTGTAGATATAGCCATTATAAACTCCTAAGTATGTCTGCCATGTCCTTATGACCTTGACGTTCTAGTTCTGCAATAAGTGTTGTCCTATCGCTCTTTATTGCTTCTTTTATGTAGTGCAAAGCCGTGGCTCTGACTGCTTCCTTGAACGCTTCCGCTTGCTGGGCTATCACAGGGTGGCAACTACCACCCACACTTACAATTCTACCTGCGGCAGCTTGTGCCCAAAACTCAGGGTCATGCCCCTTGTGTTCTGTGGTAGCAACAAAAACATTACCTACTTCTATTTGTGGGGCTTCTATAAGCATCCTATCCTACCGAACTGCGATACTGCCCAGATCGGTAAGAGTCTTCTCTTAGCTTACCGTCCCCGAGTTGTTTCAACAGAGTCATAGATTGATTAAACATCTTGTCGTACAAAGCAACCATATCAGGCTCACCCTTCAAGAAACGCAAAGCCTCTACCAAAGAGCCGTTTAACAACGCGGAATCAAAGTTCTCACTGAGCCACGGTAACGTGCTAGCCGTCACGATAGACTCTGGATAGAAGCCATAATGCAGTTCAAAGGTGTAGTTTGAATTTGGAGTTGGCCCTAATATGAAAGCATCGTCGTTAAAGATGCCGTAGTGCTTTGGTAGCCCAGTAGTAGCTGAAACGGGGTACGCCTCACGAATAAAGTTAACATCCTTATTTAACAGGTAATGATAGTTACTACTGCTATCTATTACTGCAAGGCTATATACGTATAAGAAATCAGTAGGTACAGAGAGATACTGCGTACCTGAAGTAGCCGTGCCTGTTACGTTTTTACGTAGCGATGGTATCTGGACAGCGTTGTATATGAACTGCTCAGTCTGCTGCACAAACAAAGCAAGCTGGTCACTCGTGAACGTGTTTTCACAAATGTCTTGTATGTTCGCCGTCAACTGAGCGTAGGTCATACTCATGGGTTATGCCATTGGCCCTCTAGCCATCGTACCCTTAGTGGCAGCGCCTGTACCACGAACTTTGATTCCCGTGGTTTTTACGTCTTTCATATCCGTCTTCGGAGCTTCTTTTACTGGCTTTATCGTGCTCATATTCTTCATAACGTCACCTAAGTAGTTGTTACTGTTACTGTTCCCACTTCACCTGTCGCAACCAAATTATTTGGCGTAAGTCCAAACGGGTCACGACCAACCCCCACTGGGTTGAATCCATACTGTATCTGTCTGCTGCTCCTACTGCCAGCATCACCTAAACTTCTATCAGGTCGAGGATTACGTATCGCCTGCGGATCATCTACAGGGAACTCGCCCAGTTTTAGCTGCGGATGGTCAGGATTCCAACACGTAGGACATGCCTTTAGATTAGTGTCGCTACCCTTGCGTATTAGATTCTTTAACTCACGTAATTTGTACTGAAATCCACATATATCGCATTCAGCTAGTGCACGCTTGGCAGAGGCAAACCTCCTAGACATAGTGCATTCTCGGTACAAAACGAGCCGGAGCCTTAACACGATCCTCGTCTGCGGCTAATCTAAACTGCTCTTCGTACACTTCTTTTAGCATAGGCACACGACCCATAAGCTCTGGTTCTTTCATGGCTATGTGGTACGCCAACCCTGCGACCAAACAAGGTAAGAATCTGAAGTTCACGTCAGGAGTCTCTACTCCGCTACCTGCGTCTTGTATACGCCTCATACGGTAATACTTGAAAACGTAGGTATCGCTTTTATCAGGCACAGGCCATACGTTTATCTTTGGGTTAGCCACAAGTCTTTCTATGTAGACCTGTATCGGCCTACCTTCTGTTAACTTGTTAGGTATAGATGCGTATGTGCTGACGCTAATACGATTTATCGTAAGATCCTGCTGCGTGTACTCATCGCCAGAGTTTGTGCGTATCACCTGCTCTAACAGATCAATAGTGTCCGCAGGTAAATCATATTGTGCGGTGTCTTTGACCAGATTTACCGTACCCTCGTCTATCGTCCACAGGTTAAGACCACGGTTCTGCCACTCAATAGTCATCAAGTTCATGGATCTTCGAGCAGTGCGAAGGTCATACCCTGAACGCATTTCACGGCCCGCACGTTCCCACGCTTCTTCAGCGATCTCCGTGAAGTCCATCTCAAATGCAGTTGTTCCAGAAGTAGCCATCTATTTTTTCTTCGCTGTGGTTTTCTTAGCTGCTTTCTTAACTGGTTCTTTCTTTGGTTCTGGAGCCGGTGTGGGCTGTAAATGTTCCAGCCTAGCCTTAGCCTCCTCTTCGCTCATCAGACTCGCATCTACTATGGTATACGTGCCATCCTCATTCTTACTGCCAACTTGAAAGACAGGACGCCCATCTGAAAAATTGCCGTTTTGGAAAACTTCTAGTTTATCCATTCTTACTACCTCTTACGTATAAGGTTTTCTTTCTACGGTTGCCCATGACTGCTCCGCAACCTTTATGGTTTGCGCGTATAGGGCCACCAGCCTTTGCTGTTTTAACCTTTGCTTTGGGCGTGTTAGACACCACCGTCTTACCTTTTGCCCCAGCTTTCTTCTTTTTACGTGCTGTGGTGGCACGCTCGGACTGACTCAGTGACTGTGCCTTAGCTTTGGGTAAGCAACGATCTGGGTTCTTTTTATCTTTCGACGTACCACATGGCCCCTTGATCTTGCCATCGGTGCCGATACGTACCCATTGCTGTTCTCGCCACTGTTTAAGCTGACCCATTACTTTACCTTCCGCGCTCTACGTATGGCTTCTTTGCCGCGTTTAGCAATGTCTGCTTGCGTATGTTTACCTGCTGCTTTGGCTCTTTGCTCTAACACCGTAAGTATCTGTATCTTTCTAGCAAAAGGCTTATTTACCTTTTTGACTTTAGCCACCGTATCACGAGCATCTTGAGCGGTTGCATACTTTATAGACACGGTATCTCTAGGATTCTCGTCCGTATACAGCCTGCGCCCGCTACCCTTTGGCTTCTTACCTGTACCTACCTTCGGATCTTTAGCCATTATTTCTTCTTTTTCTTGCTGCCCTTAGCGTAGTTAGGATCTTTGCAATACTTAGAAGCTGCCATGTTTGCGTATGCAGACGGGTAGGTATCAAACGTGCGCTTGGCCCACGCCTTACCTTTCGGGCAAATCTTTT